CTCTTTGCTCGCTGTTCTACCTCAGTAAGTCTATGCTCGATGTTAATATCTGCATCTGTAGCCATATCCATAAGATCCTCCTTTTCGCCATAATAAAAGGGAGAGCATTTAGCTCTCCCTCTGTGGCTTATTCTGCCAGCTCTGGTAAATCAAGATCAATGAGGATCTGCTTAACCTGCTCTCTGATTACTGGCGGTACATCATTGATCGTCTTTTTGCCCTTTACAATAAGGGTAGCGTAAATTACTGCCATAGCTTTTACCTCCTTTCTGAGTATTGTTTTTAAGATAATATTGAGTAACATACTACTCATTATCTCCGTCTAAGATTTTTTGTACGGCTTTTCTGAGATCCTTTGGTATAGTATCAATAGTCCTTAACCCTTTGCGGATCAAAGTAGCGTAAACCTGTGCCATAATCTTTCTCCTCCCTCTTAGTTAGCTGATAACCCTAACATCTGCTCATACACATCTGCTAAGGCTAACTGTAAATCTGTAGCCTGCTCCTCTAAGGAGCTGTTTTTCTCTGCCATGAGCTGGATGTACTCATCTTTCTCATAGATCTCCTGTGTTTCAATTTCAAACCCATCAAACCCAGAGCTAAGATCTCCCTCCTTAGCCTCCTCATGGATCTCTTTGATACCTGTATTTACATATACATGGTAATCATCAATCTCAAGAGGCTTTACGCTCTCCGCTGTAGTTCTTACGTTTACAAATTTCTGCATTACCTTTTACCTCCTTTAAGTAATAATTGTGCATATATTCTACATTAGGCTCTACATATTTCTGGTATAGCCTAAAGCTATCACAATGCTGTAGCCAGCCCACATAGCTATTAAATGAGCACCACTCACTATAAGTAGGGCTCACATTGTTTTCTCTTTTACTGGAGATGCTAAGCATCCTACGCTTAAATGTCTTGCAAGTTGATTTTCTGAGTAAGGTATACTCTCCGAAAAATCTATAGCCTACAAAATCTACACCTCTTACCTTAGTAGGAAATACCTGCCAGTTATGCTTAAGCACCTGCTTAAGATTTACCGCCATAAACTCATCTAACTCTCTTTTGAGTTTGTGTAATTCCTCTTTACTGCTACCGAAAATAACCATATCATCCATGTATCTAAAGTAGTACTTAACGCCCTTAACCTCTTTGAGCCAGTGATCTACTACAGATAGATTAAAATTACCGTCATACTGGCTAACATAGTTTCCAATAGGAATACCTACGCCATCCACAAACTCTCTACCGTTATCGTCTATGATAATATTTACCGCCACACCTAGCCTCTGGAGGATCTCTATATTTTCCTCTGTGGCTGGACAAGTACTAATACTATCTATGATCTCATCCATTAACCAGATAAGCTCCTCATCCTTAAAGAGCTCTCTATACTTAGCCTTTAGTACATCGTGTACAATGCTGGGATAATACTTTCTTACATCCAGCTTTAAACAATACTTTGTAGCCTCTGGATCCGATACTAAAATACTGGGTATCCACTTCTCCGCCACTACTTTTCCATCTTTCTTAATCTTTTTCTTATACCCTCGTAATTGATTGATAATAGGCTGGATCCCTCTGTTAGGGATTGCACTATAGGTATCTTTTGTCATGGAATTAAGTAAGTAGGGCTCTATAACCTGTAAGATAGCCCATTGACATATACGGTCTGGATAGTACGGTAACTTATAAATCTCCCTCTCCTTACTTCCCTCTTTTCTTACAAAAGTTTCATAGTCGGAGGTATGATACCTGTGTTCTATTAGATTTTCCTGTAGCCTCCTTAGGTAATGATCCAGATCTTTCTCTATACGCTTTACCTCTGCATACCACCCTTTACCTCTCTTTGCGTTCTTGTGGGCTTTTCTAAGATTATCCATATCGCATATCTTAGAAAATAAATCTCCAGTATCTTTCATGTGTTTTGGCACCCACCTTATCATAATTTTGTATGTGCATAAGAGGGAGCTAACTACCTGTTGTAGTACCCCTGTGCTATCGTTCACATAACAATCAGTTCTTAGCTTGCTAGGCTAACATGGTTTACGGATCTCTCCGCACATAAGCACCCTCTTAGCTATTTTTTACCGCTCCTCATAGAGGAGTTTTATGTTCTGGCAAGAGCCACGGTAGCTGTTACTCACTTAATGTAAAATAAGTGTCACAGTGAACACATATTTCTCTGATTTTCTTTTATTTTTATATGCACATATAGTAAGTGACTGCTGATATTACGATTGCGATTACCAGAGGTATTATTACCATTCAGATTGAAACTGCAATTAGAGCCATTATTCCATTTACTGCCTAATTTAGTAATTAAGAAACCTTATCAGCTACCGACAAAAAGGGTAATAAAAAAGAGCTTTCCAGCCCCTCCTATTACCCTTTTTGATTTTATTTATTTTTCCTCAAAGATTTAAGCAACCTTTGTTTGAGGCACATACAGTAAGCGACCGCCGATACTACGATCGCGATAACCAGAGGTAGCAGTACCACCCAGATAGAAACCGCAATGAGAGCCACTATTCCATGCACCGCCCAATATAGCAACCAAGAAACCGTTGTAGGTGTAATTCTGCCATACATAGTTACCTGTGAATACATCCGATCCACTAGCCTCTGTAGAGATAAGTAACTCTGGATGCTCTGGATCAATACCAAAGGCACTTTGATAACCGTTACTATGGCTCCAGTGATAGCCTAAGCTCTTGTATCCTGTGGTAGTATCATCTGCTACTGTAGCTCCGATCTCATGCACAAATACCTCATTCTGTCCTTTAGCTAAGATATTTACCTTATCCAGCCAAGTCCAGATATTGCCCCAGAGGTTTTCCTCTCCTCTGTAAGATACTGAGCACTTACCATCTACGCCACCGTTAGGATCAATACCAGATCCATTACCTAATCCAGAGGTAGCACCTGTTACTACAGCCATATTAGTTTTACCATCATCGGTAAAATCACAAACGCCTCTACCTACTTTACGCTGAGCATCTAAACTAGCATACTCAATCGGTAAGTATTTTTAGAATAAAAAAAAAGAGGATCCTAAGATCCTCTCTCTCTATCTGGTATTAAAACTCCAGCACATTCTCCTCTATGAAAATATCCTTATGCACATCTGCCTTAAATGCTAAGAGTGCTCTGGAGGCTCTGAGCATTACCTCCTCATCTCCCATCATTTTAGCCCCTGCGTAAGTGTTCTCCAGAAAGTCTATTACCTCCTGTTTCTGCTTTTCATTATCCATAGATACCTCCTTACAGAAATAGCTCTAACAACTCATCTATGAGCCTCTGTGTTTCCTTTATTTTCTCCTCCAGAGCTTTTACCGCCTCTGGATCCTCTGTGTGATCTTTCTGCTCCTCCATCTTACCTACTCTATTTGAGTAAAGAGAGATCCTCACAGCTCTATCATAAGATGTCATATCCTTAAATCTTTCCTCCATACGCCCTCCTATTTGAGTAAATCTTTTACTCCTACTGTGGTTTTCTTATATACAGCATTTTTTACAGCTCTCTTAGGGTTCTTTGCCAGCCCTACACCCTTTTTACCATACAGAGGATTAACTGCTTTCTTTACTGCCCTCTTAGCCTTACCTGTAGTGCTTGCTTTGATAGCCTTTTTAAGGCTAGGTTTTCTTACTCCGATTTTCATATAATCCGCCTCCTACTCTATGGATCCATAGATACTCATATACTCTATATCTCCGTTAAATTTACTTGTTTCTGTACTAAATCCATCAAACTCTATAACCCTCGTATCATCCGCTAAAACCTGCTCCCAGCATTTCTCTATATCGGTATCACTAAAAGGCTTTGCAAACCTCAGAAACGCCTCCTTATACTGCTCCAGATCCTTATACTCTAAGTATACTGTTACCTTAGTTCCTGTAGCTGATATAGTAGTTTCCTCTGTTTTGAGTTTTATTTGATTTTTATGTACGCTACCATGATGCTTATAAGGCTCAAACTGATCCTCTGTTATTTCCTGCCCCACATTAGCCTCATTATATCTATTCAGATATAAGTTGATCTCCTCATCATCTGCATAGATTACAGGTAGCTCCTCAGCCTCCTCTGTGTCTGTTTCTGGCTCCTCTGTTACCTCTGGAGTACTTTCTATAGCCTCCGTTACTTTCTCCGCCTCTGTGGGCTCATTTACCGCCTTATCTGTATTTCCACAGGCTGATAAGGATAGTGCAATACCTAAAGCTACTATTACGCTCAATCTCTTTATCATGTAACCACCTACCTTTTTATATAGTGGTTATATTATAACTCATTTATGAGGCTAACTCAATAACCATCCTAGCCCACGCTCTGGCATCATCCTCCCCATACATCCGATACATACAATCCTTATAAGGGATGTTTTACCCACATTAGTACGCCCTGTGAGTACTACCAGATCCTCTCCCCAGAGCCAGCCATTAGTGATCTCATCCAGCTTAGGGATACCTGTAGGAATACCTATAAGCCCCTTTACCTCACAACGCTTTTTATACTCTGTAAGACGATCTCCAGCGTTAGAGATAATATCATAGCCATCTTTATTCCTGCTCACTGGTACGGATTTCTCCAGCTTTTCTATCTCCTCTTTGAGGTACTGAATAGCCTTAATACTATCCTCTTTTACTACCTTTGCTGTATCCTCAATCAGAGGCACCAGCTTAGTATATGTATAAGCCTCTTTGAGCTTATATACTAAGTAATCTGTACTCTCTGTAACCTCCAGCATTTGAAAATCTTTGAACCTGCCTAAAAAGGTTAATTTATCTGGCATCTGCTTATAGCTGTTGTAATGCTCTATGATAAAATGGATCTCATCCTTACAGGTAAGAAACATCTCCTCTATTACTCCGTTAGAGTGGAGGATCTCCAGATCTGGAGCATCTAATACTTTACAGAGTAAGCTCTGCTCAATCATATTAGCCATTTATAATCCCCTCCTATCTCCGCTTGTAATTTCTACTACCTGTGAGGATCCCAATACTCTACTGGCTATCCGATCCCCTAACTCGCCCCTAAGCTCCTCTGGAGAGAGATTACTGGTATAAATCGTAGTGAGGTTATTAGATACTCTGGTATTTATAATACTTACCATCCTCTCCCTTACCCAATCTGTTACCCTCTCTGCTCCTATATCGTCTATGATGAGGAGCCTACAGGTTTTTATCATTCTTAAGATCTCATCAAACTCTGGATCTTTGTTATCATAGTTATCTCTGAGATCTTCTAAGAAAGTGGGGAGAAAAATATATAGCCCCTCATTTTCCAGCCCTGTATTAAACGCTATTTTTCTGAAAAAGTAACTCATAATCTTACAAGCCCATGAGGTTTTACCATTCCCTGTACTCTTTCCCCAGATATATAAGCCTCTGCCCTCATCTACCATATTGAGCACATCATTTTTATAGTTATCCAGCACTGTAAACGCCTCCAGATCCTCTCCATTCTCTGGCTTAAGAGCGATAGTGTAACGGTATCTCTCTGGGATCCTGCTTAAATTATATAAAGCTCTAAGTACTCTGTAGCCTCCGCATACATCACTACAGGAGCTTTTATCTTTCTGGCAATAATCACTTGCATAACATTTCATTTTGCCTATTACCTCCTTTTGTTAGATCTAAGTGCCCTTATATCTATGATTAACCTAATCACGGAGGAGAAAATTTTTTAGACAAAAAAAAGGAGAGCTGTTACACTCTCCTCCAGACTGCTAAAATACAATATCCTTACCCTCAGCATCTTTAAGGGTATTACCGCTAAACTTTTTACTAACCGCTGTAGGCTTTCCCTGTCTACCATAGTTCTTAAGTGGATAGAGATCTTTCCATCCCTTATCTATACTCTGATCCACAATAGCCAGAGCTACTACAGGATCCTCTCCAGCATTATCTCTAAGGGTACTAGCAAACTTTTCTACCGTAGTTACTTTAGGAGTATAGTTTTTACCCCTGCAATACTGGATAAATTTACTAAGAGCCTCTTTCACAAACTTATTAACAGGATCCTCTAAGATAGTACTGTAAGATTTCTTTTTAGGGGCTTTGCCCTCCATCTCTTTAGAGATGGATTTTTCTATATTATCTTTACTATCTTTATTGAGTAAAAAATTTTTACTCGTATCGGGTAAAGTTTTTTTACTCGTTGGATCTTCATCGGATAAAATTTTTTTACTCGGTCTTAAAGCTGTATAGCTGTTGTAAATGAGAGCCCCTTTAGTGGTACTACTCTTAGTGAGGAGCCCCTGCTTAACTAGGTTATCTAAAGTGTTAATTACTGTAGGTCTTGATACACCACCCAGCCACTCACAGAGGTAGTCTACACTCCCTGTAAAAGCTGTGTTAGTAGTCTGAGAAAATCCGTAGATGATCGCATAGAGCATAAGAGCATTGCCCTTTAGTTTTAGTTCTGTTACCATCCAGCCCTGTACAGCAAAGTAATTATCCTCTCTTACTTTTATCTGTTTTGCCATAATTACCTCCAGTTAAGGAGAGAGGAGAGATACTCTCCCCCCCCCTGTAAGTATTACTCCATCTCTGAGATGGTTTTCTCAATGTTATCACAAACCTCATCAAAAGCCTGTTTAATAATAGCCTCTCTCTGCTGAGGGTTCGTACCTCCATCAATCATAAGCTCCATTCTAACTGTAGGCTTACACCAGATACCACTCTTATTCTGTACACTCATACCCAGCTCTACGCTGATACCTGCTACCCTTGCTGTAAACTCATTTGCCATCTTTGTTATCCTCCATCTCTTTTAAATTTTTTTCTCTGCGTGCCATTCTACGGTTATACTCCTCCACGGATTTACAGCCCATCTTTCTAGCTACTACCTTTTTGTGGAGGAGGGTACCGTTATTCTTCTGGATCTGCCTCTGCATTTTCCGCTTGAAACTGCTCACTCTTTTCTGCCTCCAGTTCCTCTACGCTGTGCCACACGTTATCCTCTGTTTCAATCTCACACTTTTTATCGTGTGGATTGATAGTAACCGTAACATCACAGCTATTAGAAGTAAAGCTAGGTAATCCAGATCCATAACCGCCATTACCTTTTACCTTAGTTCCTAAGGCGGTAGAGATAATATCCTCTAAGGATTTACCATTTACCTCTAAACCGTATCCGTGATCTGATACCTCAGCATTTGTAAAACTGATTTTAAGCATCCTGCTTACCTCCTTTTCTTTTGATACTTAACCTAATCACACAAACGGTAATTTTTTAGATAGCCCTCAAAATTAAGGACAAAAAAAAAGAGGAGAGCTGTTACACTCTCCTCACACTTAGGGCTACTTTTTAAGTTTTGCTTTTCTTGGTAATGAGGCATAAGCCTTTATAGCCTCCAGATCCTCCTCATACCAGTATCTATAGCCTCCCTCATCTCTTACACTTGCTGGAATAGCTCCAGCATCTTCCCAGAGGCGGATAGATTGAGTAGAGGCTCCTACCAGATCCGCTACCTCTTTCCTTGTATATACTCTTTTTCCTGTATCTGCATCTATTGTTATCGTTCTCATTATGTACCTCCGTTTTGAGTTATTATACCACACCTGTATATTAAATGCTAAGTAATTTGTTAAGGATGGTTTTAATATCCTGCTTAGATCCCTTACCGTCTACTACTCGATCAATGAGATCTTTATTTTCTAACAGGTAATCCTCTACCGCCTCATCTATGGTACCCTTAGCCACCATAGAGATTACATTTACAGCCCCTACGGTACCTATTCTGTGGGCTCTATCCTCAGCCTGTGCATTATCTCCGCTATTCCATGCTTTATCCATAAAGAATACATAAGAGGCTTTATTTAGAGTTAATCCAGTACCCATAGCTCCGATAGTTCCTATAGCTACTTTACAGTGTGGGTTAGTCTGGAAATTGTCTACTAATCTCTGCCTCTGCTCTGGAGGTACCTCTCCTGTAATTACAATCGGATCATATTCACTAAGCTCTATCCCCAGATCCTTAGCTATCGTGCTCCACTGAGAAAATATAATAGCTTTGTGACCGTTAGGGATAATCTCCTCCTCCAGCATCTCCTTAATACGATCCAGCTTAGGGCTATCATCTGTTAAGTTAGGATTACCACTGGTAAGCTGTCTGAGGCGGAGAGTACAGTTAAGCGGATTAACAGAGGCTAAGATATTCTCCATATCAGCTACAATGCCATTTTTAATATCCCTGTACTGTTTTTTCTGGGCTGTGGTAAGTTCTACATACTCAGTACTGTACAGCTTAGGAGGGAGATCTAGTACCTCCTCTTTCTTTCTTCTAAGCATTACAGTATTTAACTCAGCATTGAGGTCATTTAAGTTTTTATATCCGATTACTTTATAGCCTCCGAAACCTCCCATAGTACAATAGGCATTTTTAAAACTATAAAAGGATCTCCTCTCTACTCCCAGCCATGTAAGGATATTCCACAGATCCTCCGCTTTATTCATCGGAGTACCAGATAATCCTATTTTAACTGGAGCTTTCAAAAATCTAAGAGCTTTTCCCTGTTGAGAGCCTCCGTTTTTAGCCTTATGGATCTCATCTACAATGATAGCCCCTATATAGCCATCCTTAATCCCCAGATAGAGAGCATCCTGTATTTTCTCATTTCTGAGGCTCTCAATGTTAATAACTCCAAAATAAGCGGAGCCTCTGTACCAGTCATTTAGCTGTTGTACTCTAACATCCATTGTCTTACCGTCTACCATTACACAGCTCTCGTTAGAGTGGATCTGGATCTCTTTCTCCCAGTTATATTTTACAGAGTTTACTCCGCATACAATAAGGGTTTTAATGAGCTCTTTCTTTCTGGCTACACAAATATCAATACTCTCCTTTGTCTTGCCTAAGCCCTGCTCATCTCCGATAAGTAAAGAGTTTTTCTCCATTCCATAATTAAAAGCCTCGATCTGATGAGGGAGGGGAGCTGTCTTAAAATCAAAATCTCTTACAGGCTTAATACCCTTTAGCCTCTCCTGTGTAGCCTCCCTTTTATCCTCGATCTCCTTAGTATTGAGAGCTTGTACTACAGTTTCCTCACTTTTGATATTGTTAAGTCCTACTTTCTCTATGAGAGCTGGTAGCTCATGTGCTGGGATCTCCCATGCTCTATCCTCTGGTAAGTATCTCCGCTCTGCCAGCTCTTTTACCTTAGCTACAGTAGTGGGATCGTATCTAAATGAGATTTTAAAAGCATCATCAAAATAAGTACCCTTTTCCAGTTTTTCTACTGTTATCATAAAAATAAACCTCCTGTGATTTAGTCTTTATATAACCTAATCACAGGAGGTAAATATATTTAGATAACCCCTATATAATTTATGCTACTAACTGCACATAAAGCCCCAGCTTTCTAGTACAGTACATATAATCCTCTAAGTAGTGGATCATACTTTCAGTATGTATCTTGGAACATTACGTCCAAGAAGACCTAATGCCTTGCCGCCTTCCACATCAAATGAAATGCCGTGAAGGACTTCTTTCTCACCA